TCTGCCTTGTAGGTAAGCATGGAAACAAAGTCACCCCAACTTGCATCAGTAATGGACTTGGAAAGACGATGATTTCTCGTCATACCCTTTACATTCAGGTCTTCGATACAGATAGTATCATATCTTCTAACAAGAGAGATAGAGCACTTATGC